ATTTAAAGAACCACTTGTGTTTCCGCTTAAAGCAGTAATTCCTACTGTGGTATTTGTAGCAACTTGCCCTCCACCCAATCCAATTGGAATCGTGTTTAACCTCGCAGTACCATTAACGTCAAGCTTGAATCCTGCGTCTGTGGTGGTGTTGATTAGGACGTTGCCCGTTCCATTTATTCGCATTGCCTCTAATGGTGTTGCTCCATTCGTGTTTGTGGCGTAAAAGAATATTTTTCCCGATGAGGTTGAGCCTTCCATACTAATTTGAGCAGACGCCTTTCCCGTGTTTGTAAATACACCCGTTGAAGGATTTCTATTAACGGCTATTTGTAAGAAGTCGTCAAAGCTACCAAAATACGAACTATTAGTACTTCCCGTTGTATCTCTTATTGATATTGTAGGTCTTAATGAATTTACCGATAATGCAGTCAAAGGCGTTGCACTTCCTATTCCAAGACGAGCATTCGTATTATCCCAAAACAAGTTCGCACTCTCCTGAACTACGTTACCCGTTCCCTCGAATAACACACGTCCAACAGTACCCGATGTGATTGCAGTCGTACCTATTGTGATTCCCGTAGATACCGTGAATGTTCTATCTGCTGATAGGTCTTGTGTAGTTCCGTTTATTGTTAGGGTGCGAGTTGTTGGGACTTTACCACTTAACGCAGTATTTAAGTCAGTTTGTGCGGATAGTGTTCCCGTGATAGTTCCCCATGCGGTAACCGATGGTGGGACCGATGCAATTATTTCAGCTCCAGTGATTGACTTGGTTACATAGCTACCACTCACCAATTCAGATATCTCCAATAAATCGGTTGATGCAAGGTTGGAACCTTTCGGATCCATCTGCGATATTTTCTTTGTTCTAAATGCCATATATATATTAACAAAAATACCTCTTTTGTTTAGAAGGCGAAGTATGAGTCATCGGTATAGTATTCCTTTCGGATGTAAGTACCGGCATATCGCACCGCATCCATGGCATCATCCCACAGCTTCACCGGCTCATCAGTGATTTGGTCGCCAATCTTCTTCCACTTATAATTCTCATACTCCTTCTTAATCCTGGACTCATCCTCACAGAACACGCCGAAGGTCTTGATGTTATCGATTCCCTTCTTGACCACCTTGTTGGCATTCTGCACATCGTATCCTGCGTTGTTCATCTCAGCAATTATCTCCGGTCGTGCGTAATCCGCTACAATGGTGATGTTCTTCTCCACTCCAAGTTGCTCACATTTCTCGATGAGATTGGTCGTGGTGAGGTAGCTCTCATAGATGACCGGCTCGATGTAGATGTCATCCTCACACCAATACACTCGCATGAGAGCAGTGGGGTGATTATAACCGAAGTCAAGTCCATACACATAGTTGACGAACCTGGCAGGTCGATGCTTGATGAATGTCCAATTGGAATATATGTTGCTCTTGCTGATTGCCTTCTCACCGAGTGCGTAGATTTGATACAGGGACTCATCCGTTCGCTTGAGGTCCTCGATTTGCCTACGGATGGAATCAGGCAGGAATGGATTGTCGCGGTACGTTGATTTGATGAGGATGCTCTCCTCCTTAGGTAGCTCATACAACCAGGATGCCGATTCACTTGGATTGTAATCGAATATGAGCTTCCATTCAGTTCTCATGTTGAGCTGAGTGAAGTCATCATAGAAAAGCTCATTGGCCTCATTACACCATGCGAGGTCGCGTTTCCTTCCTCGTATCTTTTGCTCATCATCCACACTGAAGAACTCCACAATGCTTCCATTCGGGAATGTGTAGATGTGCTCGGACTTGTTGTGGGAGTTGACATCATACAAGTCCATCATCTTCATGATCTCAAGGAAATCTCGCATGACTGTTGCTCTGAGTGCTGGGAATGTTTTTCGGATAATAGAGGTAACCTTCCCCCTATTTTGGAGAGAGTAGACAATTATCATTTGACAAAGAGAATAGGTCTTTGATGACCTTGATCCTCCCTCATTTATTATAAACCGTATATCCTTATCCTGGAGAGCTTCGTAGTTCTTCTCAAAGATAACGGTGCTATTTATTTCCATTTGCTATCTCATAACAGTGAGCCAACATGCTGAATTGACGTTGATCACTCATGACTGCCATTCGATTGATTCTAACATTCACTCCCTTCTTGAAATGGATGTACCTCTCAACCACCTGGCACATCATATCGATTATATCACTTGACATCCGGCTTGATGATGTTCACCTTGATTTCGTTTATGTCCTTCCCATTGGTCGTGATGTCCGACTTCTCGGTGAGTCCATTTAAGCGTTGAGTGATGGATGGATTGTAAAGTCCTGCCAACCCGTTCTCAATTTGATTTTGACGAATCACTCGCTTAATGCGTGTACAGATATCCACGTATGTTGAATACCTCCCTTCTCTATTCTCAAAGTATTGATGAACTAAACAAACCTTCTCTTCAGCAAAGTTAAGGAATCCCTCCAAGGTATAAGGTCTTGGAATCAGTTCATAGTCATGCCTTCCATCCTTACCAACAAACACTTGTTTCTTGATTGGATTGTTCTCAATGAATTGCTTCCATTCAATGAATAGAGCTTCGAATTCCTCTTCAGTTAGCATCTTGTGTTTCGGCATTATTCCTCTCCTTTCCCTGGTGTTGGTTTAGTTCTTCTTTTTCTTTTCGGAATCGGTTTTGCACTCACTTCCTGCTCGATGCCCTCATATTTGATTGGCTCCGGTGCAGTCGTTGTTTCTGATTCCTTCTCAAATAAATATCCCATGCCAATAGACACATAATATTTGTACTTTGATACATCTATATTATCAACAACTACGATAATGTTTCTAACCGTTGTATGTTTGACAATAGTTTTACCCTTGTATTCTGCTTTTATTCTCATCTTTTATCTTATTTAGATCGTGTTTAATATCCCTAATATAGTAATGAGCTGAGGTGACCGGAATGTCAAAATACTTAGCCATTGACCTGGCGGTTGTGTATCCCTTCTCATAGTATGCCTCAAAGATTATCAACTTAATCCTATCCTTGACCTCTCTCTTGTATATCTCAATGCATGACTTGTGGTCATGGTATTTCTTTTCCTCTCGAATCTTGTGTTCCAAATCCTCCTCATCATCGCAGTCATTCGGAATGTCGAGCTCATTGGCACCCACTCTCTCCTCAAGTTGACTGATTGAAGTTGACCAAATGATTTGCTTCTTGATCGTATTCAATAAGTAGCTCTTGACCTTATTCTCATCCTTGGTGTCATCACTTATCTCAGCCACATAAAGATAACTGTTGTTGATGACCACATCGGCAATCATGTTGGCTTTGAATTTAGCGAGGAAGTACTCAGTGTACGTCCTCACCTCATCATAGTGCCTTGAGATATATCGGTCAAGTGTTCGCTTCATACCATTCCATGAATTGCTTATAGTATATCTTCCTCACTGTCCTGGCACAAAAGCAATCGGTTGTAATTTCTCCGGTGTGCTCATCGTATATTCGGTACAGTGCTTTAAGCGTAATCTTGGCGTACTTAGATGCATCAGTTGACCTGACAATATCATTGATATATTTTACTTGAGCTTCGCTAAACATTCCTCAATTATAAACGCAATGAATGATACAATAGTTGCCTGAATGAAATCACCAGTGATGATCCATGTGGACCAAAAGCTCATGCACTTCCAACATCCAAGTCCTGCATGAAGATAGTTGACCAAGTGATTCGGTCGGATTCGCACTGCGATGTTATCCCATAACAACTGCAATGGCTCGAATGATATCAGGAACCAACTGAGTGCGAGTGAAGCTAAGTAACTCATATCTCTTGCTTTAATTTTTCAATATACAAGGTTGCATCCATCAATTCCTCCTGGAGATGATTCAACCAATCAATCAAAGGTAAGGAATTATTTTCCAATGTTGTACCATATTTTTTGATTCCCTCATTTGACCGCTCCTGATACTTGCTATATACCTTGATTAGAATTGGATCAACGTGAATTGGTTTCTCTTCGGGAACAACCTCGATTTCATCAAGTATTGCACCAAATGTCCTCAGCTCCTCAGCAAAGATTCGTTTTGTATTAGGATGAATCTCATCCATCATTGCCTCCATGAAGTCGTATAAGTCCTGGAGTTCTTGGTTAGTTTTTTTCATCTCAATTCATTTGACATTTAACTTCATCGAATGCAGCTGCATCAACTTCCTCGATATATACCTCATCATCTTCCATCGTTAACACAATGCAATAGTTGACGTTCATCCCACTGAACACATCTTGAAATCGGTTGATGATCATGTGGGGATTCTCATTCTTGGTGCCAACATAGGCAATGAAGTATCTATCTCTCATAATACTTGAAAAATTTGATATAGAACTCCTCGTTCACTGGATGACCTTTCAAGAATCTCCACAACTGAAGGTAAGTAATTCCCATATCTTCAGCGATATGTGCTAATTTGTATCTCTTGGATACTCGTGACCTCACCTCTCTGTCGATGAAGTCACGAATGGTTTCCCCATCAGAAAGGTGAATCGTCAAAGCTCTCATCAACTACCGGCATTGAATTAATATTCCACACATCCAAAGTATTATAATACTTCCCATTGTATTCTCTTCCTCTCAGATTGAATTTCACTGTGATTGGAATACCAGGTGAATAGTTCTCGATTAGTTTACACTTGTCTTGAGCCAATTGGAAGATGACATCCTGAGGATACTCTCCATTAGGTACGGTTAGGACAAACATTCTCACTGAGAACTTGTCGCTGATTTGCTTGATTGGCTCAATTACTTTGATTGTGCCTGTTACTGTTAATTCCATTTATCTTGTTTTGTTTATGTTACTATTTGGTAAGTTACTATTTAGAAAGCTCCCTTAAATATCTGCGATGCGATGGCGGTGCCAACCAATGTCAATGATATCGCCATGACTATAAGAGTGATGAGTGCGCATATCTTCTCTTTCATTGTTCTTGTTGTAAAATATCAAGTTCTTTTCTTACTGATTTCCAATACAATCTATCTTCGGGGTAGTGTAGGCAATCACTTTCAATAATTGTATCTACTGCTACTTGTGCTGATAATATAGCGTTATCACATTCTCTGCAACTAAAATTAAATTTATCTACTAATTCTTTTGCTTGTTCTTTTGTTGTTGATTGTTTCTTTTTCATTTTATGTTTGTTTAATTGTTCGGGTTCACAATTAGAAATAATACTATTTATTGCTTCTGCGTGACAATCTTCTGCGCTTACGCAACATTCATCATCACATTGTGTTTTGGTTTGTGGACATATATATACTATATCTTCTTTCATTGTTCTTGTTGTTTAAGTTCTTCTAATTCTTGTTCTTTTTGTAATTTTAATTCTTGTAGGCCTTCAATAACTTTTTTCAAACGCCTAATCTCAAATTCTTCAAATGTTAAAGTATTATCAAAATATTCAATGCTAAGAGATTCTATTATTTTCATTGTTCTTGTTGTTTAAATATTTTGTTAAATTTTTCAAATTCTAATTCACAATATTCTTTCCCAAATTCAATAGGAGTCATTCTATATGCTATTGAAAATATAGATTTTTCCCGTTCCTTCTCCATTTCTTTGGCTTCTGCTAATTCATTAGAGTATTTACAAACATCTTCTAAAGACATTTTCTCAATTAGTTGGTCTACTGCTGTTTTCATTGTTCTTGTTGTTTAAATTTGTCTAATTGCTCATCTGTAAATTTAATACCAAGAGCATCTTCAATTTGACTAATGGAAGTAGTCCATTTTTTAATAACAGAACCACCACCCCAAGGTTTTGCACCACAAATTCTTGTGTCATTTAGGTAAATAGAATCACCTTCTACACCATTTACTAATTCTAAAATTATATTTATCATTGTTCTTGTTTATCAATGTGAATTAAAAAACTTGTCTTCCGTTTTATTGTAGGAAACTGATTCAATAGCCATAAGGTCAACTCGTCTTTTTCTGAGTCATCAATGTGGAATTCTGCATAGGTATGCACCTTATGTCCTTGTAGGATTTCATCTTGTTGTAAATGCTGTGGAATATCCGACAACTTAATTACTGATTTTGTTATTCTTCTCATTGTTCTTGTTGTTTAGTTATCATTTCTATTTAGTTTATGTGGTAAAAATTGCCACTTATCCTTTAAAGGTTTCATCATTATCTACCCACTCATCCACTATTTCAAGATTTCCACTAAAAGAATATCCAGTAGCTTTTAAAAGTCCTTCAATCATTTGTAAAGCTTCGTCTAGAGTTACATCGTTATGAGGTACTTCGTGGGTGATTTTGTGTTCGTATTGTTCTATCGTTATTTTCATTTCGCTTCCAATAATTTATAATACTCATTATAATACTCAGTACACAATTCCAATCTCTCAATCATCTCCTTCTCCTTCTCCTCATCACGATCAAATGAAAGTACGGTGATTCTCTTCTCCGGTGCGATGTGGTCAACGCGGTGAATATCTAAGTTCTCCCACTCGTTCAGTAGCTCGTTGGATGTAGTTACCATGCAATAGATTAACTCTGCCTTAGGTTTGTCGTATAGCCTCATGTAAGCTCTCAACTGCCACTCATAGATTGCATCATATCCATCCTCTGCCATCACTGGAAAGGTATCCAATGACCAGGATGTTTTGATATCGATGATTGAATCGTTGGTGATGATGTCTGCCTCACCGGTCATCAGCTCATCAACCATTCGCACGGTGTTCTTGACGTACCCCTCGAATCGCACGGTGTTAACTAGGTCGATTGAATCCTGCTCTTGCATTAATCCTTTTTGGATGTACTTATTGTTGATTTGACTGCGGTATCCGTAGAAGTTTTCCTTAGCAACTTGCTTGATGTAACTCTTCGCAGTTGCTCCCATTTCATTTTTACCTCGGCCATTGGTCATCAACTTGCCGATGGAGGATGGATGCCACTTCATACTTCTAATGCTTTAAGTTGTACCTCAGTCAATGTCCATTTCTCAATCAATTGCTCCTTTGTGTACTTTCCTGCTTGAATGGATGCCACTGCGGATTCGAATCTCGCATTGTCCAACGCAGGTTTAACCGGTGCGACTGCAATCGATGCTGCCTTTCCATCATCATCCACTGCCTGAAGCGAAAGAAGTGATTGCAATGTACCTCTTCGGAAGTAAGTCACCGCACTCAATACCTTTTGTGGATCAGTAATAATCGGTAAGGTCATGAATGACTCAACCATCTCACCCGAATCGATGTCAATGATTCTCGTCACCACATCATTCCCAACTATTGGCTGAAGTAGAATCAATCCATTCTCCAATAGAATCGGCTCGACTGCGGTGAGCAGTGCATTGATGTCGGCATATGACTTTTTGAAATGTGGATTCGTAGCATTCTTTGCTACCTTTCCAATCTGCTGCTTAGCAGTGTGCAACTTTTGATACAGCGTTGCGACTGTTTTCGTGTTCTTTTCCATTATTTAGCGTGTTAATTTTCAATAAAGATAATAAACTATTTTAGATTGGCAATAAAATTATCATAAAATTCGATGAAATCATCAAAAGTTCTTGAGATATAGTACACTCCTCCAGCATCTTCAATCATTTTTTGATATACCTTTTGTGCGTCTGATTGCCTATCCTTCCCATACTTCACCTCAATCTTGACTGAGCGACCTCGAATGGTTGCCGAGATATCTGCGGAACCTGGTGTTCCCGTTCCTTTGGTCCATTGTCCACCAATCTCAACTCCATCGGTACGGTACTTTTTGCGATAAACTCCCATCGTATTGATTCGCTCTGCTTGGCATCCACTCATCTGAAGGAATCCGCAGATTGATTTGGTGAGTGCGTTCGCTGAGTTATCCTGCCAATTGGTGAGGAATGAATCGATGTATGGCATCTTCGGATACTTCGCCCTGGTGAGAGCTCGTTCGAGTTCCTTGATTCGTTCTTTGTTTTGTTTGGTCATAGCGTTTTTATTATTGATTTTTTAAAAGGCATTTCTTCAATTCTCAAATTATTTATTTTAAACTCACCTTCTTTTATTGTATCTACTTCATATATTCTTTTCCATTTATTAAAGATACTTTTCTTTTCTTCCACATAATAAATTGGCGGTGAGTATTCTATATCATTTTGAATTATGCTAGTTTCATTCAAATATAATTGCAGTAATGGCACTCGTTCTTCAATGATTCTGTATTTTCTCATATCTCTTCAATTGCTTGTTTTGATTCTCTTAATAGTTCCAATGTCTTATCATCTCCAATTATTTCACATACTTTACCAATAAATAATTGCCTTTCAAGTTTTTGTTTTCTCTCCATTTCTTTGGCTTTAATTAATACGGATGATAATTTGCAAAGCATTTCTCCCGTTGAAATTTTACCTTTTAACCTTTCTATCTCTAATTTCATTGCATTTTCAGAATAAAATTCTACTGCTGATTGATTCATATCTCCTTTGCTTTATTGTTTAACTCATCCCAAATATCATCCGGATCACTTGGTGTTTTATCGGTCCTTCCGTATTCAATCCATCTCCGGTTGTTTGTTTTATTCTCAGTGATTTGATGTCCATGATAATGCCCAAAGATACTCAGCCATTGAGAGAATTTCTTTTTGCTCAGTTTAGCATAATCAGTATACTCATTAGTGAAGGCCTCATGAAGCTCGTCTTTGTACAACCGTACATTGATAGGAAGATTCCCATCATTGGACCAATCGTAAAACTCAAAACAAGTTTCCTTGATGAATTTACGCACATCTAGGTTGGTGAATTCATGAGATACCAATCCATTCTTGAGATAATATTGACAGCATTGAATCATGAAGTTATCAAAGATTATCCATTCCTCATCATTCCAATCATCAAACAACATATGACCGAACTCATCCAATGGTGATCGTGTGTGACCAAAATAGTTGCTCATCTCCACCTCGAATTTTCTTCTCTCGAATGAGCCTCCCACTCCACCAATCGTGTAATTGGTTGTGATGATTATCTTGGGAGATTTGTTCACTGGTATCTTGATGGCATCCTGCCCTTTGTATTCCAATGTGATTCCCTCAGTAATCAATGAGAAGAGATTCTCAAAGTTGAAGTTCTTTTTAACATCATCAAACACAAGGAGCTGAGTATCGGTTGACACTGTTTGATAAGGGAATCCCTTGGTGAATTCAAATGTCTTTCCATCAATTGATGCTACCTTTTTTAACTTAGCCAATGCATTCCAAAACAATCCCTTTCCACTTCCTCCATTCGGATTCTCTGAGATGGTTTCATCGTTGAATATTATTGCCTTATTACTCGCTGAGGTCTTGTATGAATGCATCAAATATCCAATCACCGACTTGAATGAGTTGTACTTCGCTGAATCTTTACCACTTACCAACCATAGGAATGTTCTAAACTCACTTTTATGGTGATCACTAGCAATATATTCTCGGTCAATTATCTGCCTCTTCCATACATATCCATCCAGGTCAATATACTCATGCTTAAATATGCCTTGCTTGGTAATTTCCACCGCACAATTGCGATAATATAAATAACACTTATCCGCAGTATCCTCCATCATCTCAACTTGAGCACTGTCCAACATGGAAAGGAATTCGGATGTGAAGTATTTGGTCGCACCTGCCATCAAATCATACGGTTGGAATCCAATCTCCTCCCTCGACAATAGAGAGCTGAGGGTGAAATCCTTGATTCTCTTCTCATTGGTTTCCTCAATTAGATTCTGCTCCTTCTTAATGAATGAGTAAGTATTAGAATCAGCAGGAAAGTATTTAAAAAAGTTGTTTTGTTGGAGCCAAAACTTGTATTGATGTATGCTGAGTTGAATTCGATTCTGATTGTTATAAGTCCAAAAGTCCTCGATGTTTCCCGTTTCCTTGATGGCATCAACGCACTTCTCAACTTCATCTTGAGTAAACTCCGGAAGTATCTTGATGATATCGTTGGTTTTTTTACCTGCTCGAATGTGTTTTTCAATCTTCGCCCTGGATGTATTATCTTCGAAGTACCTGGTCCCGAATTGAGAGGTCTTGGAATATGCTGATTTGATTATCTTTCGAATCTCATTCTCTTTCCCTCCTTCATCAAAGCGAAGCATCACATTCTCGCATTCAGTTTTCTGAATTCCAAAGTCATTGAATGCAGCTGCAAGTTTGAATAGGTTGTTATTCTTCTCACCTGGCACCATTCCATACTTCCGTTCCCACCATTTCATCAAGTTATCAATGATACGGTTGTCCGATTTGATTGGAATCATTACATCCATTGAGCCAATTTCCTCAATCTCCGGCTCCTCGATTTGAGTCCACATGATTGAATCTTGGTTGATGTAAATATCCGGATCATATGACTCAAAACAAAATCGGTCAAGGTTACTCCCTGAACTATCCCAATAGTCCGAATCAAAGTAAGTTCTCAAGGCATCGAAATATCCTTTGAAATCTCCCTCAGTTGGAATCTTGACCAATGCCTTCACTCCTTTTCCGCTTGGTGATATCCATGCACTGAAAACATAGTTGTTGAACATCAATGCGTCCTTGAATTGAATTGCTTCAGCGGTGTGACTCATGTTATCAAAGTCCAATATCATTAATCCGGACCTTTGTTCGATACCTTTTACTGAGCGACTCTTGAAAGTCCCATTGAAGCAAACTCCAGGAAGCTGATTCTTGTATTGTTTTTGCTCATCCTTAGTTGCACAAGCTCTGATTTGTTCAACCAATTCCTTTGACTTACCATCTCGAATTCTTTCAAGACAATAAAGAGCTGATTTGTTGAATGGATTTGTGGTATCCGTTACCTTCTTAAAAATTGATACGATCATAACGAATTTAATTTATTTTGATATGCTAAATGGGCATCGTATTCATTAGTGAATAATCCTAAGTAATATTTTTTACCATTTATGATAATAGATGCTCTCCATTTTTTATTATCTTCTTGCCAATGCACACCTGTATATTTAGAGGTAGATTTTATATGCTTTTTATTAGCATTTTCTCTTTGAGTTACAATTCTTAAATTTTCTACCCTATTATCTAATCTATTATTATTTATGTGGTCTACAACTAATTTTAATCCGCAAGGCTTATGATTTAAAAATGATTCAGCAACTAATTGATGAATGTCTCTTGTGATAGTTTTGTTATCATAAAGCCCAACAATAAAATAACCTCTTGTTCCTATTCTTTGCTTTAAAATAAGTTCTTTATTAAACCTTAAACTTTTTACTTTACCATATGAGCTAACCTCATAAACTCCTTCAAAATTTGGAATTGGTCTCCATTCTTCTTTTTCCATAACTGCATTTTATGTTAAACAAAAAATCCCCTTGAACTTTCGTGAATGCAGCACTACTAATCCAAGAGGATTCTAATAATTTTTTTAGTGTCTCTGCATTTGACATACAAATATAATAAATAATCTTTAATGTGATACAAAATACACTTTATTTTCAATTAGTACCTCAATGTGTACCTAAATGTGTACCTATAAAAATGTAGTATTTACTAGTGTTTCAGCGATTTTGGTACACATTTTCACGTTTTTTTGGTATTTTTTGAAAATATTATTTTTTCCAATTCTCAAAATAATTTAATTCATATAAGTATATGACCGAAAATGTGTACTTGTGTACCTATTTTATTACTCAGTTGAAAGCAATTCCTCATATTCATTCCTCAACACCCTTCTCTTGATTGATTTGAGCTGATTGTATGACTTACATTTGAGAATCTCATCACGAAGGAATCGCATTTTTTTCACATGAGCATTCCCACGAAGCTCATCGATATCATCCTGGATAACGGTGATGTAATACAAATCACCACTCTCAATTGCCCAATTGTGTTGATTGATATTGTGCATTACTGTTGCATGACCTCGATTGAAATACTCACCAATCGCATGAAATGGGATGTTCAATCCCCTCAGCTCTGCCATTAGATACCTTCTCCTCATTGTCAATACCTGGTGTCGACTTATTACATCCAATTTATCACGTTGGATGATGTGCTTGATTGCTTTTATTTTATCTTGTTTTGTCATCTTATAAAGTATTTCTTGTTTTCATTCTTCTCAACCTGGTATCCTAACTGCTCATACATCTTGAGGTATCGGTATACTGATCGTTCACCAATTTGAAGATACCTGCCCATCGTGTGGATGTGTCGAGGTTTCTCTTTGAGGAATTCAATGAGCTTGATCACTCGCATGATTCGATGCTGATTCATACCGCCTCCACTTTAAATTTTCCAACCGTACACAATCCTTGATTCAATAGCTCCGATTTCTTCCAATAGCACAATGCCTTGGATGGGAAGGTCCAGGATTGGATGACTGTTTTCCCTGAGCAATAACTTAATTTATACATAGCGTGATAATTTTAATGATTCCTAAAACTGCGACCATTGCCAAACTTATGGCAATTCCAAGCATTGAAGCTTCATAGTTTTCTTTTCTTTTGTAGCTCATAACGTCTGATTAAATTTAATTTCACATATTCTTTTGTACAATTCCTCATTGAATGTACCTCTGATGTGTTCGTGTGATGACTTGGTTGTCCAAAACCTCTTCATCCTTTGCAGTTTAAATACCATATTCTTCCCAATCTATTTCATCGTTATCATTTCCCCAAGTGTATTCACTCAGGAACTCTCTCTCATCCATTAGGTGATCAATCATGTTGAGCATCCATTCCTTGTAAGATGGCTCAAATTCCATAACCTTATCTTCGGGTGATTCATCGGTCCACCACACTCCACCTTTGACATTGATATCAATATCATATCGAGAGGTATCAAAATCATAGTTATTCTTCCACCATTCAATATCAATCTTGAAGTATATCGCTCCAATTTTGTAGTGACCTTGCATCGAGCAGTTGTCCACATCCATGAAGTCCAAATCAATTCTTTCTACTTCTTTTTTCCAATTCATTTCGCTGAGTGTTTAGTTATTAGTTCTCCGTATGCATCCAATACCTTCGATTGAACGTGTTTTCCTTCGATTTGCGGAGCTTTCTCCGTATTCATGTACGTTGGTTGCGTTGCGGTAAAATAAAGCATCACAGTCCAAAATAACGTGAATGCAATTGCACCACCAATAAAGTCCTTTTGTGTGTCGTTTAGTGTTTTCATATTCCTCTTAATTTACATACTAGTTTATGAACAGCTGACCATCTTGCAATTTGCATATCCGTAATTGGATCATGCATTCCAAGTTTATCAATACATTCCATCATTTCGTTCCATAATTGCTTTTCCTCTGCAATCATAATTTGAATCATTTCTTGTTTTTTCATAGCGTGTTTTTTAAATTTATACTGCGAATATCGTAATAAGTTTCATTTCTGCAAAACTTTTTCAACTTTTTTTTCACTTTTGAACAAAATTAATTGTGAATGCTATACCCGATGGGGTATTCATGTATGGGAAATTAACTTAATTATACCCGATAGCGTATAAAATAGGTATGATGTATAGAATTTATACCCGAAAGGATATAATAACTTGTACAAAAAAGCACATTATAATATGTATTTGGTACTTATATGACCACTTATGAATAGTATAATATACCTAAATCACATTAAACTATTATTTGTCCAACTATACAAATGCCAATAAATCGAAATAGTGGCAAATGTTTGTCACAAAATAAGGGTAAATTGTGACAGTTTTTGTAATAGAAAAAGGGTAAATGTCCGATAAAATAAACAGAACAAGGGTAAATGTCCGCTAGAATGTCAATTTGCTTGTCACAAATACTTGCTAAATATGTGACAAAAAAAAGAGGTACCGTTTCCGATACCCCCAATTACACACGCTAATGAGTTGCTAATTTACAAAGGAAATTTGATTGAATCGATACTTTTGTACATTTTTCTTATGCCTTCCTTCTTTATTTCTTTGCAGTTGATTTTCAAAATACGACCTCCCGTTGGTTTGATGGGAGCTCCACGTTCAACGTGCCATCCTTTTGAGCCATCACCGTACTCCTCTTTGTAAGTTCCAGTGAGCATGAGGTGAATGTTTTTGTGATGGTTGACATATCCATGCTTGGGTGAATGAATCACTGTATCTCTCACATCGTTTCGACAAGCATTCTCATGGATGTGGCCCATTGAGAAGATATCGAAGTCCTCGTATGTTTCCAATGCCCTGGTCAAGTTGATTGCTCCCTTGGTCACGATACCTCCACCACCTGAGCCATGGAAGTATTTTAATTTGGTTGTAGTGATTGAGTTGGTATCATATGCCTGGCGAAGTATCAACCATCCACCATATCCTCCGGTCATTACGTTGCTTCCATTTTTGTAATTAAGTAGGTCAACGAATCGTTGAAGGATGTCGGTTTCTTGATACTTAATGATTGCGGTTTCATGATTTCCGTATCCGATGACAGTAAGGATGTGAGCATATGGACTAAACCACTCAACTGCGGTTTCAACGATTGAATCCAAATACTTTGCGTTGTTGTGTTCAGGTCGGATGTCGGACTTGTTGCCTCGTTTATCACCTTTCCCTTGCATCAAACAAAAGAAGTCACCATTCACCATGACTTTGATATCATTCTCAAGGCAGTAATCAAAATCACGTTTCAATAAATCCCAATCGCATTTTGGATTGTCCCAGTGAAGGTCGGACATCATTGCAAGTTGAACGGTTGCTCCATCAAGGTGAAGCTCGTGAATGTTTTTAGAGTGCTTTTTTAGCATATTGGAAAAGGTATTTGGTGAATAATCCGAGTCCAAATCCTATGACAAACAACCAAATATTCGCCTTCCCCTTTTTCTCGCTCTTATATTTGGCAACTTCCACCTTTTGAATTTGGCGGATAGTATCTCTTTTCAATTTATATTCTATCTTTTTCTCCCAACGGGTGCGTGGAATATACTGCGTCTTCCACATTACAACCGTATCCTTTTGAGTGATGTATTTCTCCCACACGATTTCGTTGTTCACGATCACGGGGAATGAATCAACTGATGTGATTTGGATGGTATCGGATACCTCCTCACATTTGTATCCTTTTTTGATTGCCTTATTCAGATGGTGCTCTGCTGAACACGATACCAATAATACACTAATGAGTATTAAGGTCTGAAGGTTTTTTGATAATCTGATAATCGATTGAGCCATCCGTTCAAAAATTTAGCGTTTTTCCCTGTTGAAATTGCATAAAAGAATCGTTTTCTTTCGTTGATTAATTCATCAAATAATTGTGTGGGATTGATAGCATTTGCAGCGTTAATCGTTTTATTTCCGATTACCCCATCTATACTGCACAACAATCCACAGTGATTGATTGCAACCTGTAAACTTTTACCTGCTTGTTTGGCTCCGCTTCCCCATGCCATTCCTGTAACAAATATTGCAATGTTTTGTGACGTAAATGAATCACCTTTAACACCATCCCAATATCCTTTCTTAAATATTTTAAACCAATCCGCTGAATTCATAGCAAAGAATCTTGCATTGTTTTCGGGACCATAAAAAGAAACCCACGTTTTGTATGTGATTCCTGCGTTCGTATGCCAACCACTTTTGCCATTGAATGGTGTTGGACATGGATAGGATGAAGCCGAATCATTTTTATCACGACTCAATCCACCTTCCCATTTCTTCACGAACTTAACGTACTTTTCAATCAATGTCATTTGAATTCGTCTAAGTTAGTCTTGGTCCTGGTGATAAATTTGCGAAGAGCTGCGAGTACATTCTTGCCGGTCACACTCTCATATGATTCGTTGATTGACTTTATTTCCACCATCACACAAAAGAATGCGAATACTTTGGTCATTATAAGCTCAACGGAGATGAACTGAGCGATGATATCCCCTGCGATGTACTTCTCAATCAAGAAGGTGAACATAATCGCTCCACCGTAAAGTAATGACTTGGAGATTGTGTCTGATAATCTGCGAGATTGGAACGCTTTCCATCCTCCTTTTTTCACTGATCGCCAAATGCCGAAGCAGGTATCAATTGTGATGGCTAACATTGCTAAGTATATCATCGGCATGACCGGTGAAAGTACCGCCCAAAACGAAGCAAACAATATCAACACATTCTGCCTCATAATACCAAGATTGAATTGTTATAACCGTTATCGGTTGGATATCCGCAAGTCCATGTACCGTTCATGAAGCAATTTCCAACACACATATGACAATCAATCTGAGGTCGCAAATCAGTATCACGATTCTCATGGGATGTGAAGATTGGATACAATGCTTTGTTCTTCACCAGGTACTTAATCAATCTCATTTCAAAGAATGATGCCTTCTGAGCATAGTGTTCCATGCCGAATGCAACCTCTGAACGTGATACACTCGATGAGTTGTCCCCAAATTGAGTTTGAAGTCCTTTGTTTTTCAATTGATACGTCAATCCAAATACTGCATCCTCAGCTGAACGCCAAGCAATCACCGGTTGAATGAATGCCACCAATATTTCCTCATCGGGATCTAATGTCTGAGCATTGTACTTGGTCAATAAGTCATCATAGAATACTGTTCCAAGTATCGGCATCACTCTCAATTGTGCTTGAGTAGCAATGTATGGTGTCACATCAGTCACATCCACATTGGCAGTGATTGGTGTGTTTGTTTTGAGATAGGTTTCAGTGATAAAATACAACATTATGCTTGAGGTGTTTGTGGTTGATTACTTGCAATCACATCCCCTCCCTCCAATGGAGGTAACGATGCCAATGCTCTCACTTCGTTTGGTGTCATGGTATCAAGTACCTTGGTCGCAACCAATGGACTCATGGCATTCAATGCATCTTGAGTTTTGGATGCATCACCCTCCACCTCAACGATTGTTTCATTGATGATTTGGAAGTTGTTGACCATGAAATCTGCGTTGACTTTTGCAATACGAAGTATCTCATTGAAGATATCGGATACCTGCTCTCTCAATGGCATGACCACGTTCTTCTCAAATATCACATATGCTTGTTTGATGTCACTACCACTTCCAAGTGAACCCGTTGTGCGTACTCCCATCAGTATTGGATCTATTGTATGAGCAAAACAAATCTGCTCGGTATTCAATCCCGATGCTTCCTGGAATAGTTTATCGTTTTGATTTGTTGGAATGCTTTCAATCTTCGGCAATTGGTCCTGAGAGTTAGCGAAAAAAGCGACAGCTTTGCCCGAGTTGGCTGCTCCCTTCATCTTGTCGATTGTGTTTCTCAAGACATTTTTCTCCTCTTCACTTTGTGGTCGCTTAGGGAACATCATTGCGAATGATGGGAACACACTATTCTGAATGTTTGATTTTGCGAAGTAACTTAACTCACCGGAAAGATATGCAAAGTTCAAAGCTGATGTGTATTTTGGAAGTGGATACCAATCTTGACCTAAACACTCAACCTCATATACAAATAATTGGCAACGGTCTGAGCAAGTTGGATGATATCTTGGAATGTCACGCACATCGATTCTACTCGCCCAATCATCACAAATAAAATAGTTGTTAGGATTTTGTCCTCTTCTCACTTTGTCCGGTGAAACATTCTCAATGCGAGTGAGCTTCATCTTATCATCAAAGTACAATTTAAAATAAACACGATTGTGGACAATCAATTGTTCGGTTGTTATCCGAACTGTCTTTTTTAGGTGAGATTTCTTCTCAAATGTATATAAATCAAGAAGCTCTTGAGGTGTTGAGGTCGTTGCTCTCAATTCAATCCCTCCTCCAATTACTGCATTGGTTTTATAATCCACAATGGAACCATGGAGAGGTGATGAGTATACCAATTGATTAAGGACGGAAGGAAAAAGATTGCCCTCACCAAATGGAATCCATCCACTTGTTTGATGCCTCCCATTCACATATGGAAGAGATAAATTCCCTGAGCCAATTCTTCCGAATGGTGTACTGAAGGACTGATATCCTTCCACCACTTCAGGTGATTGTTGTTTTGTTCCAATAAATCGGTCGTACCAAGCCATGTTTAATCGTAGATTGAGTTTTGTATTGCACCACTTACAACCATTCTGCCCTCTTCAATGACGATTCCCGTCGTGTCCTGGATAGATGTTGGTGGAATTGTTGATTCATACACTGAATATGTGTATTGTCCTTTGACCAATGTCACGTCAACCGGCTCATCCAATAGGAACATATTAAATCTTTCCTTCCAGGTGGAGATGTCAGCGGTGGTGAATAGGATTGGAGCATCGGTGACATCCATTTCATTCTCAAAAACGAACAAATAATACGGATTCGAGAGAGTGCTCACCTCAGTTAAAGTCAGCACAATGGAATTCACCTCACCTTTATCAATGTAAATCATACTATTATATTAAGAAAACCTTCAAAAATGTTTATAAAAAAAGCCCACCCGAATGGATGAGCTCTCTCTCTTTCTAAGAATATTAAGCAATCAATGCCGCGATAATAGTTGAGTCAACCTCGTATGCAAGGAAATCATTCTCCGCGATTAATGTCACTGAGTATTTCGAACCATCTGCACGAGCAGTTCCCGAACCTTCACCAACTGCACTCAATTGTAAATATGGGAAGTACCAATATTTACCATTCGCATCTTGGATGATTGCATTCAGGTATTGTTGACCAGCACCAAGAACCTTAATCGCTTGCGACTTAGATTGGTCACGACGATGGAACATCAAGCTGATTGTTGCAGTTACATATGAGCTACCATTGACAAGGTCAATTGCTGCATCTTCGGTGTAACTTCCGGTATTTCTGCGGATTTCAAATTCAGTGTATAAATCACCACCACCAACTAAAGTGATACTATCAATGGTCCATGTATTTGGAGCTGAGTCCAAAGTGAATCCATCGATGTTATCTTGTTGGTTGATATATACCTTGAAAATCCCACCACTGTTATTGTCGCACGACTTAACTATGGATTCTAAATTTTCACAAGCCATTTTTTGTTGTTTTAAATTTTAAAAAATAGAGGGGAGTATTTCATCCCCTCAAGAATATGTTATGCAACTGAATTGTAGAATACAATCTCAGCACCATTCACGTGAGTGAATCCAACTTTCATGTTTGCACGAGTACGGATTACCGGCTCAGCAACTGTGTCAGCAAGATTGATTGCACGTAATGCTTTTCCATCTCCTTCAGCATCGAATGCGTATAAAAGATTTCCACGTAACGTAGCAACAATTTTGGATGTTGTTCCCATTCCTGGACACATTACCATTTTGATACCTAAGTATGAGAAATCCAATGCTTGAGTCAAGTTGGCTTGAGTATTCGCAGCAGCAACCGCAGCACGATAAGCAGTAGCTACCGGTGTAGATACATAGATTCTCAATTCTCCTTGGTTAGCGATAACCGCAGCAGGAATAGCAGCGTAAACCAATGCCAATTTAGCAAGTACGTTAGATGCGTTGATAGCAACCGGTGAAGCGATGTCAATCACGTTAGCTGAATCAGCAACTAATGACTTCACATAACCATCACACAATGCCAATGCATCAACCTCAGAATCCGTATCACCTAACCAACGTAATTTCTCGATGTTCTCAGCGATTGTTTTTGCCATTTCTCCCCAATAGAAATCCATGAAAGAAGCAACAGTGAAATCACCGTTAGAACCTTTAGTCATTTGCAATGAAACGAATGATTGCTCCAAAGAAAATTGACAAATTTCTGCCATCGCACTTAATCCACATACGTCGATTTCAACGGATGAAAGGTCATCAGTGGAAGCATTCCAAGCACAGTTCTCAGCTTGTAAAACTTGACCGAAAGTTACGGTTGAAATTTTAGTTTTGTACTTTACTCCTGGAAGTGTACGGTAGTTATCAACTACTTCCTCATTCAAATACGCACGAGAATAGAATGCCTCGCTGTTTGCTTGCAATAACGCTGATGCGTCAATGTCCAAGTCGAATTTTAATTTTCTGCTCATTTTGTTTTGTTTTTGTTTTGTTTATTAATTATTAGAATTTAAAAATTTGCTAACTGCACTAAACTTGTCATGTGCCGATAATTTTGTTTCAGTCATTTCAACTTCATCTTCAGTTTCAGTGACTAACATTTCTTCCATTTGGTTGCGAAGGTCAGCGATCAATGCGATGATTGCTTTCTCTCTCTCCTCAAGAATCGGTGTAACGATTGCAAGGATAGCTTCAGCATCCAATGCGGGATCAACTGCCATTTCTTCCTCAACTGCATCTTCAACAATTGGAGCTTCTTCCTCAACAACTGTTTCTTCGAGTGCAACTTCTTCCATTGCAACCTCTTCCATTGCCTCTTCGACAACTGGTGCATCCTTAATCTCAATGATTTCGCCATCCACTACAACGTAGATTTTGCCATCGATTAAGTGCTCCCCATCAGGTAATTTGTTCATGTTATATTTATTTAATTGATTACTTAATTTTAAACCAAGGAATCCTTCAATTGAGAATCCCACCTGGTCATTGGCAACCAATTCAGCATAATACTCTTTATCAGTTATCTGAGCAGTTACCATCAATGTTCCTTTTGGAACTTCAATACCAAATGTTGAGAATGCCTTATCTTGTTTTGGATTATCAACCACCCATGTTTCAAGGATATATGCAGGAACTGTCTTGGATGTGTCATGTTCCAGGTTGAATAGGTCGCGATTGCGAAGGTCACTCATGAACTTCTCATGAATCTTCGCGATTGTTTCCTCAGTGAATTGCACATAGTATTCTCCCTCCTGGTCATCCTTGCGATATATCTCCATCGGTATCATGGCAGGTGCGGTGATTCGATACTTTAAGTCATCAGCGAATATCATTCGTTGTGCTTGTTCGAATGCCATTCCTTTCACCTTGATTGCCGGTTGAGAAGTGAATGCAATCTGCTCAATGCCCAAATCTTCTCCATCGGAGTATTCGGGATCAATAGTGATTTTGTAAATTGGCAAATCTTTGGTCATGTATATATTAAGAAAATTGTATATTTGTTCATAAATCTATACACATGATAAAAATTTTTGAGAGGGAAATCCCCAACAAGATGGATGAATTGACCATTGAACAATTCGAGAAGGTAACTGAAATCACCAACAACAAGGAGCTTGATAACATCGATAGGTATATCAAGATTTTTGAATACTTCGGTGTTAAGGAATCCGAATGGGATGACAATGACGTTGAACTTTCCGACTTTATTGAGATAGTGAAGGAATTCAATTCTAATAACTATGAGAAAAAAGAGCCGATTGAATCAATTGAATTGGATGGATATACCTATGATGCGAAGATGAAGCTCTCGGTGAAGGATACCAAGATGATTGAGAAGTTGATTGGTCGTAAATCGCACAATTGGATTAGTGATTTGTTGGCATTGATGTTCAAACGAACTGACCTCAGCCAAGCGGAACACTACACTGAAGCACATTTGAAACACAAAGCGAAGTTATTCAAACAATTGAAAGCGGAAATCGCAGTGCCTTACCTGGTATTCGTTACTGAAAAAATCTCAAGCCATGCAAAATCTGAAGCTGCCGAAAGCGTGGAGCCAAATAACGATTGAGCAATTCATTGAGATAAGGTCATTAAACATTGAGGATGGAACATTGCAGTACAATACTGATGTGCTCTCCACCCTCTCCGACCTACCCATTGAGGACTTCGATGATATAGAACTTGACGAACTTCAGAACATCACCAAGCAATTGAAGTGGATGACATCGGAGCCATCCAAAAGATATCAGCATCAACTCGGTGAATTAAAGCTCAAGCCATTTGTTGATATCACTCTCGGTGAGTTTATCACACTGGAGGCATTCGTGACCGATGACTACATCAAGAATCTTCGCAACATATGTGCAATCCTTTACCGGAAGACATCCACTGATGAATGGGGGAATGTTATCACCGAGCCATATAAATTCAAATCAAGTGAGAGGGTGCATCTCTTCAATGACTATCCCATTACCTCAGTATTTGGATTGATACCTGAGTACCTTCAGTTCCGCCAAAACTTCCTTGATAGCCATGCCAACCTAATGACTGAATCCTTTGAGGATGATGAAGAAGTTGTTGATGTGGAAGAACGTAAAGAGCAGGAAGAGGAAAAGAAATCTTCCAAGTGGGGATGGGAGCAATTGATATGGACAATGTGCAATGGTGACCTCTCAAAGTTCGATGCGATAACCGACACCAAACTTGTGTTGATTTTTAACTTCCTTGCAATGAGAAAAGAGTTGGAAATTTAGTAATCCAATGCATCCCAAAACTCTCCGAATAGAGGATTGAAATCATAAATGACTTTTACTTTTTTACGAAGCAATCCACCAAGCTCCAGGATAGGGAACTTTTGAGCCATGTTCTGAACGTATTGTCCGTACATCTCGGATATCAATCCACTTTGCTCAAGTGCGGTGTTGAATTTACGCACCAAATGGTAGGGTGCAATGGTGATTGTACCGTTGTTTAGGAATCCGAAGTAATATGCTGCGAGTATCTCAATACGAAGATTGCCTTCGGTAGTTACTTTGGCATTGATACGGATGGAATCATACAAAGTGCGTGTATCAATCAACTGTTCATCAACGATAATCTTCTTTAATACATTCGCCACCCTTCTTCTCGTGGGATATTTGATGTTGAATTCGCCTGTGTTCTTGTAAGCCATACCTATATATTAAGATTAATCACCGATTTGTTCAGGAATTTGGCAATCAGTCCATGAAGGAAGTACAAAAGTAATGCTCATCAACCATCCTGCTGCGTAATCCAAGAGGTCATTGTTCAATGGGGTGAATGTTGGAAATCCTTCCACATCGAAATCAGTATCGGTCAATGAGAATGTATAGTTGAGATAAAGGTCATTGAGAATCTGCTGACAATCCGAGAGAATTGTGGTGATATTTGCACGGTCTTTTTGGATGATGTCAAAGCAATATATCTCAAGGTTGAATAAGTTCACGTTATCACCTGCAATGACATCCACAGGGACCACATACACGAGTGGGTACTTCTCATCCTTAGTGGCAAAGTTGAATAACTGCTCCTTAAAATCAGTGCCTACCTTTTTAACTTGCAGATGTGCATTGTAGAAAGCGATAATTTCATCGGTTAATGCTTGGTAAGATATCATAATTGTGCTGATTTTTGGATTTTCAATATGTTGTTTTGTGTCGCAGTTATTTCCGTTTCGGAAACAACTGCCGTAACCGTGATGTTTGTGTTGGTATCTTGACTTCCCCCGACATTGTTTAGATCGTTGTTTTGACCAAATAGATTACCAGGTGTGAATGCCGGTACCGATGTGTCAGGTGCTGATGTTCCCGATGGTGTGGATGGTGGTGCCGGTGCGGATGTTGATGTGAATTGTGTTGCTGCTATCTTTGCGATGTTAGCTGCGGACATTGCTGCGGTTGCCACAAGGTTTGCAATACCAACAGGATTCGGTACAACTCCAATTGCTAATGGTGCAGCTGCTAATGAAGCGGTAACCGCCTTACCAGCATCCACCACTGCACCTGCTAACTGCATCGATTTGTTGAACTTGAATTGTTTCTTGGCTAAATCTTCCTCAGCCTTACCACCTTTCACCACGTTCTTCATCTTGTTAGCGAATGCAATATCACCAAGTGCTTGGATTGATTTCACTCCATCCTCAGCAATGTCAAGTGCATCGTTAGCCGTTTTAAGTTGTGCATCGCGTTTCTTTTTTTCCTCCTCTTCTTTTAAAGCAATCCTCTCCTCTGCTGCGGTTTTCTCGATATCAGTTATATCCAATTCAAGTTTAGCGGTGAGTGCTTTTTTCAAGGCAGCATTATCACCTGCCAATTTCATTTCCTTCTCGTATTCCTCCTCAAGTTGAAATATCTTGAATTCACTTTCGGATAAGGTAAGTTCTTGAAGCCTTACAAATCTTTCATTTGCCTCCTCCTTTTTCTTATCATTTATTTCCTTTTCTTTATTTGCTAATTCTTTTGCTGCATCATTAGCAGCTTTTAATTGTTTTTCACGAAAATCAACTTCAGCCTGAACCATTAAGGCGATATTTTGGTCTGATAAAATTTTCTTTTCTGAGGCAGTTAATTTATCATTTAATTTAATATCCTCTGCTTTTCTTTTAAATCCTTCTTTGAGTTCTTTAAATTCTCGTCTGTTCTCATCTTGAATTAAGGCAATACGATTATCAATGATTGCTCTCTCCGCTGCTAATCGATTCGCTGCGTTCTCTTTTCTCTTATCCGCTGCTGCTTTCGCTGCTGCTGCTCCTGCTGCCGCATCTGCTTTGGCATCATTGATTGCTAATACCTGGCGATTAACTCTTTCATTTCCGATGATTGCTCTCTCATCTGCAATTTGCTTTTTCAAGTCCTTCAACTTCGCTGCATCCGCTGCTTTGCCAAGAGCTCTCTCAGCGTTGTATGCGGTTAATGCTGAATTGTATCTCTCCCTCGCAAATAAACTCTTGGACATGGATGCCTGAACTTCCGTTTTGTAGGTATCAGCTCCATTAGCTTTGAGCAATGCAAGTTGATTCGAGTACATTTGATTCGTTACCGCCTCACGTTCTTTGGATGATTCCTGGACTCTCTTGTTCGCGGCTGCCATCTTCTCAGCATTCTCTTCCGCAGCGAATTGTGTTATCCCTAACCAATCAGTCAATTCCTTAAATCCTGCAATAAGTAAATTGAGGGGAGCCATTATCACCTTGAGTACATCGTCAAGTATTCCAAGTTTTTTCATGAATAGAACTACCGCCACCACAATCAATGTGATAACCGCAGCCAATAGGAAGATTGGATTCATTAAGATTTGAGCACCGAGCTTCATGAATGTACTCCCAAGAGTAGTGACTGTTTTACCGATTCCTTTCAATGCGGTACTTATCTCAGCTTTACCGATGGAACCCATTACTTTTTGGAAGGTCCCTGCTTTAGCCGCTGCCTCTTCAAAATCCAATGACATGATTGAATCCTTGATACCTCCGAATGATGAGGATATCTGCTCAAATTTGGAACCTGAAGCGAATACATTCACCGCATCATTGGCATCCTTTATCCTATCCGATACCTCTCCCGCCTTTTTAGCGAGTGCATCCATTTGTGCGGGATCACTAGCCTCAGCAATCGCAGCCTTTAATTGTTTTAACTGCGACTTGAGGGAGCCTACTCCGTTTAATGTTAAATCAATTGCTACCTCGTTACTCATATGTTCGGATTTCTAAGGGTGAATAGTTAAGCCTCCCATCGGTATGTTGATGGTTGGATGTTTTGGTTGTTCTCACTACCACATTGCCATCGGTGTTGATGTTTGCGGTTGCGAGGTAGTCGTGTTCAGTGTTTCCAATAGTTACAAAGGTAGTCAATGTATCCAATGGAATCAATGGAGTTCCAAGATACTCACCTTGAGCGGTGCGAGTCCAGGTGATTTGTCCGATTGTGTTGGAGAATTCAATCACTGTTGGTGCTGATGTACTTAGTTGATTGAGTAATGCAACATATCCTCTCGTTTGGAACGTGATTCCGTTGATTTGCGGAGTTATTATTCCATCATCATTCAATACCTTATTGTCACCAATTACAATCCCTCTCAGCCCTGTTCCAACAATGTTGCCTGTACCCTTCACAATGACATCATCTCCACTTAGATTCCCATTGGACTGAATGGATTTTGTCACAATGGTTGACTCAACTGCATCAACCGATGTGATTGGGGATGTTGGTGTTCCTGGCTTTGTTTGGAATGGTGCAAATTCGATGTCCGTATCCACTGATATTAATTCAACTTTGGTTGGAGCTGATGTGTTCGCATCGTAGTCAACAACCTGATTGATGTTCCACCATGAATTGTCGATGCGGATTTTGTCATTCAATAGCAATGTTTGGATGTCATTCTCCTTCAAATCGAAATATGCGGTGAGCATTTTACCGACATTGATTTGGTTGACTGTTCTTCTCCAATATGTATTGTAGAGGTTGTTTGATGTTAATGACTCAGGTGAATAATAATAGTAATCACAAGTACCAAAGTTGATGTCAAAGGTTGGATTGACTGCATCATTGAAATGGCCAATCATTGGATAAGTCGTGTTGTTGAATACTCCCGTTGTGCCATACTCAACCAATCCCCATGAGCCACAAGTTTGAACACCTCCATCGTAAAGGATACGGATGTTTGTCTTGGGAGCTTCACCATCCAGGATTGGAACATATCCATTGATTGAGTTGATGATCACTGGAGTTGGTGAGAAGATAAGCTCTTTGGTATCGGTGTCCTTCACATATTCATTGTCGAAGGTATACTCAATCTGCCCATATATCTCATCAGTCATTTGAGTGTATACCACATTCGCTGAATCGGTATCCGCTTTGTATGTTAGCTTTAATTTCTTGTTAGTTACATCGGGAAGGAAGAGGAGATTCTGCTCTTTATCCTTCATCAATTTGTAGGTCCAATCCTTTTCAGTTCCATTGTCATAAAACTCATCACGATGGCGAAGAGTTAATTTGTTAGGTTGGTCAGTATCTACCTCAGCATAGAGGTTATACATTTGGAAGATTGACTTGATGTAATCCGATTGCTTAATCTTCAATGGGATGTATTCGTTAATGGCTAATGTACCGCCAATCACCTGGACATTCTGCGTTGGAAGGATTCGGATTCGAAGTGAGTTAACTGTCAACACTACGTCAACCGGTTGAACTACTCCTGCACCAAAGAATGCACCGTATGTTTGATATATACCAACCTCAAGTTGAACTGAATCACCCGTGTTGAGCTCTCCACTATTTGCTACATTCTGAGCCACGAACATTCCTCCGGTCTTTACTCCCGAATCCAATGTCAATCCACTTGTTGTAATGGTCGTGTTCACCGATACGGTTGATGATGGTGCGACATTACTCAACTGAGAAACATACGAACCAATGGAAGCTCTCATGCGAGGTCGAGTGACGAATGCTGCGTTTGAATTTATCACACTCATCCCTGAATTGTTATCCAAAAAGAGTGAGTAATCCATCTCATACATCATCGTGTATCCTTGAGCTGAATTTAGTGAGGTATCGAATGGAACAGTGAACACTCCCGTTGTTGGATTGAATGATGCTTGAAGGTCAGTTATCTCAGTCCATCCCGTTGCATTGTCAAAGTTGCCATATGATTGAACTGATGAAGTCACATCGAATGGAGTGGTGATTTCTGCCTCAACCAAGTAATCCTCAGTGTCAAATGTATTGGCATCCCCATTGTATGGGATAAGTAATTTGTCGAAATGGGAGGAACTCAATCCCGTCCATTCGTATGTGAATCCTGCATTCGAGAATATGCGGTCAAAGTATTGTTTGGCGTATATAGCAGGTTTAAATTGTCGCACCTGGTACTGATTGCTTCCGGTAGATGAATACGGGAACACATATTTGAATCCATCGGTGATGGTATTGTCAAACGATGCGATGATATCTGCAGCAGTGAATGTGTGATTCAAATCACTGAAATCCAAATCAGTCAATTCCTTGTTGGTGATCGCGGTGTAAAATTCGCATTGAGTATCTTTCACCAGGACATCATACTCAACCATCTGCTCATGTGCATCGGTCATCTGAGATTTGCGAACATTGACCAACTGAAGCAATGCATCCTCCATGATTGGCACATCGTTCTGAAGTACCGTGCATTTCGTGATGGTGTTGATGTTGAATGTACCCTCCTCAATATTTACATCGTAATGGTGTCCAAGGAGGTTGTGGTTGTTCTTGCTTCCAACCAATGTGATTGTCTTGGAGAACGTACCGGTACGCTTTGTAAGGTCACGGATATCACCGATTGAGAAGTTCAATGGGAATGCAGTACCTTCCTTTACGTCAAGATAGCCGGTTGATAGTTGAATTCTAACCATTGATATTGTCTTGATTTGATAATTTGATGGTAATGCTTTGCTTGATTAGATTCTTGTTGCGTTGTTGGTATACCTCGTATGCGTTGTTCTGCACGATGCATGGTTGATATGCGGTTGACTCAGCTATATGCACCGGACATCCATCCTCTCCAATGATTGGAAGACCTTCCTCAGTGGTGTTGTACTGCACAATCTTCACGAATGTCTGAGGTGATGTCAAGAGCTCTTCGAAGTATTGCCCTGCACTCTCTTCCATCCAATTGGTATTAAGGTCAAATGACTTGGTCACGTTGATGTTGGACTGCATGAATCCCATGTCCTCAGTGCGGTAGTTCCATGATGCTCCACTCACATATCCTTCGACATCCTTGTTGAATATCTCGCGAGTGATTTCTCCTCTCTCATATGATTTCAATTGGAATGCGAATGATGAGTATGAGCCTAATCGGTCAAGGAAGAGCATATGATACTCAGAGATGGTCGTTCTCCTGTCCAGGTTGATTCGGTACTTTTTCGAATCGATGCCTAATGCAGTGCGATACCAAACATCATAATGAGTTACCGTGTTGCTGATAAGGTCACCCGTTCCAACCAAGACACCGAAGTTATTCGGACCAACAGGAACTTGAGATATCTCATCTGCGTTGTTAATGTCTTTGTAGAACGAAGCTCCAAGGCTATTAACAAAAATAATGCGGTCATGTCCTTTTGGACTCCAAAGATTCAAATATAAATCCTGACCTAATGTGCAACTGAACTCTTGAGGTTGATTCGTTAACCAATAGCTATCTGCGAAGGATAGCTTATAATCTGAGTTATCATAGACACTCCAATCCAACCATCTGAATGCTCCATTAAACACAACGTAATCCTCAAAGTTAGTGACGTTTAACGTAATCAATTTTCGGTTATCAGCGTAACAAACATCTCCATTTATTGTTACATCGGTGATGGAGCTGAATAGCACGTTGACTGTGAAGTTAGATCCCGTTGCACTGAGCACGGTGTGAAGGCCTTCCAACTGAGGATTCGCCACACCACCATCTGCTTGTGTGATGACTACCTGGTCACCAACCGCGAATGTGTTGGTCACGTTTATTCTTGCATTCCCTCCATTGTTGGTGATGTTGGAAGTCCATGAGTATTCAGCCAATTGCTCCTCTCCGACTTTGACATCGTAAAGGTATCTCGAATTCGGTGCGTTGTACCATGATGTGCTCAGCGTGTTGAGGTCCCATGATACTTGTGTTTGAAGTAGTTTGGATAAATCAATCTCACCATATCCATCAACGTAGGTTGGGAGCACTTTATACTCCGCAATCTTGGTTGCAGTTCCTGCCTCGAATACTTGGAATATGTATTTGAATCCAGTGTTGTTCTTGTTGGTTGAATCAACGATGAACTTCAAAGGATTGTATGCTGGACTGAATGCCTGAGGTGATGCTATGGTTGATTGACTCATTCTTCTTCGCTTGGTTTACTAGCTTCGTTTAAGATATTCAAAATAGGAACTCCGAACTTCATCGGTAATTCACTTAAGATTGCTTCTAATTGCTTTACTTGTTCTTCTGATAGTGTTAACATTTGTCCGTGTTTTAGATGATTACTACTCCGATAGCTTCAGCGACGTATTCATTTACGACTGAATTATCTTGTCCCCAAGATGCGAATTCTTTTTCAGTTAGCGTGTAATTGCCTTGTGAAAGTTGAATGCCTTCTTCGGTTAGTAATTGCCAATACGTTGTGCAAGTTGTTGCAGTTGTTTCGAAGTTCAATACAAGTACGCTTAATCGTGTTGCAGTACCTTCGTTAAGTGGATAGACGATTGGTTGAATCGCTACTCCGTTTGTTTGTGTTTCCATATTATTTAAATTGATGTTACTACTTCCCAACCCGATGCACCACCAACTACTAACTTACTCAATGTACTATCGTAAATTAAAGCACCTTTGACGTATGTTGGTCGTGAACCCGTTGCGTATTGTTGTAAGTTTACTCTACCTCTTAAAATTGTATCTACTATTGAAGTATTTCCAAGTGTTGCGGTGTTACTTCCCGCACCGATTGCATTGTGTCCAATTACTATTTGATTCGTTTGTGAATTGGCTAATGGTCTTGCGGACATCCCCAAAAACACGGAGTTATCAGAGCTAGTTAAATTAGTTACTCCATCGGAAATATATCTACCCGCTTCCGCTCCAACCGCAGTATTTAAACTACCACTTGTAATATTTCTTAAACTTGAATTACCTACACCCGTATTGTTTGTTCCATTAGTACCACCTAAAGAACTAAATCCAATGGCAGTATTTGCACTTCCACTTGTTAAAGCATTTAAAGTAGAAGAGCCAACCGCAGTATTTGAAGTACCCGATGAATTATTTATTAAAGCTGCTAATCCTATTGCTACACTATTTGTGTTTGCACCGCCTCCGAGTCCTACGGTCATACCTTGAATAGTCGCTTGACCTACCACCCTCGCAGTACCATTAACGTCAAGCTTGAATCCTGCGTCTGTGGTGGTGTTGATTAGGACGTTGCCCGCTAAATAGGTGGATGTTGTTGATGAGTTACCTATCCAAGTTCTGTTTGATACGTTGTTAACTACTCCCGTACTCCAATTACCAATAAAAATATTGGAACTTCCCGTTGTATTAACATTTCCTCCACCTTCTCCAAATGCAATGTTTGCAGTTCCCGAAGTATTATTTTCCATTGCACTATTTCCGATTGCAATGTTACTTGCTCCCGTTGTTGACCTTAATGCCTTTCTTCCAAATGCACAATTTCCCGAACCCGTTGAATTTAGTAAAAGTGTTTCAAATCCAAATGCCGTGTTTGATACTCCCGTTGTGTTGGCGTTTAATGCAGTAACTCCGACTGCGGTGTTTGTCGCTCCTTGCCCTCCACCTAATCCAATGTACAAAGTATTTATAACTGCATCACCGATTATTTGAAATCTATTCGTGGAATTGTTCCACGTGATGTTAGCTGATTCTTGAACTACATTTCCCGTACCTTCAAACAACACACGTCCAACAGTACCCGAAGTGATTGCAGTCGTACCGATTGTGATTCCCGTGCTTACCGTGAATGTTCTATCTGCTGATAGGTCTTGTGTAGTTCCGTTTATTGTTAGGGTGCGAGTTGTTGGGACTTTACCACTTAACGCAGTATTTAAGTCAGTTTGTGCGGATAGTGTTCCCGTGATA